TGGCCTTCACCTGCGTCGCCGCCCGCTTGCGGACGCCCTTCAGCTCAATGGCGGCCCGCAGACGCTCGGAAAGCTCCAGTAGCGCGCTGCGGTCAGTCTCCCCGGTGGGGAAGTAAGGGTGATCCAGCTGAATCAGGTTCTTGGTGTGGTAGGGGTTGCCGCCGAATCCCGGCCGGACCTCCTGCGCCTCCCGGGTACTGACCGGCTCGTCGGTCTGGACCAGTACGCAGCGGCAGAGGTAATCTAAGGGCGGAGCGTGGGTATTCCAGAAGGGATCACCGACCGGATAGACAGCATCGTCGAGCAGACGGTGCTTCTCCCGTACCCGGTCGTCTCCAGCGGTAGTATACTTCAGGTTGGGGAACAGCTCGGCGTTTGCCAGGTACTCCGGCCACATACCGGCAGTGTGGGCAGTCGTTTCCATAGCCGCCATCTCGGCGCGCAGGTAGCTACCGTGGAAGCGGCGCATGATGCGTTTGGCGTCGCGGTCGAAGCGGGCGCGGTCGGTCCGGGACAGCGCGCTCAACTCCTCAATGAGCGCCTGCTGCTTGGCCGCGGCGAAGGCCGACAGGTTGCGCTTCATGCCCTGCTGCAGTTCGAAGTCGGTCCAGTCTTCGGCCGCGCTCAGTGAGCGGGCGAAGCCCGTACGGGCCGCGCTACGCAGGCGCTGATAATACTGCCGGTGCAGCCGGGCGCTGAGCGTGTCGGTGCCAAGTTGACCCTTCCAGATTGCGGCGGCGATCGATCGCTCGATCTTGGCCGGGATCGGCTTGGTGTTGGGAGCCGGAAGATCGGATAGGTTGAGGCAACTGCCACAGCTGCAGCCGGGGCCGCGACTCTGGTAGTAGAGTCGGACGGCCTCCACGCGGCTGATGGTAGCGCCCGCGCCGGTGGCCTCGGCGCGGGCGTTAAGCTTTCCCGGCCGCCGGTCTTTCTTTCGATCATCCTCCGATGAGGATGCGGTCTTATCCTCATCCGTGGATTCGTCCCCACCACCGTCGTCGGGATCGTCCCCGCCCGGCCGTTCGGCCCGGCGCTGATCACGTATCTCCTCCAACTCCCGCAGTTCCTCCGGGGAGGGTTTCGGGATACCGTACTTGTCGTACCAGTACGATTGGGCGATCGGTACTTCACTGGCGACCTTCAGGTCCATATCGATACGCTGAGATAGGCTCAGCATATCGCGCTCGACGAACACCCAGCGTTCGTCGCTGAAGGAGTAGCCCCAGCGTTGCAGGTGGGGAGTCAGTTTTTCGTTCAGCAGGTTGAGGGTCTCGCGCCGATCGGCCGCATCCATTTCGTCCTCGCCGTGTTCCTGCGTCTTGGACTGGGCGTAGCCGCTGTTCTTCGACTCTAGGGTGGTCATGGTATTGCCGCGAAGGCACAGCACGATCTCCTGATTGAGCGCATCCCGCATCTGCCGAAAGCCCTCCGCGCCCTGACCGCTGGCGTTGCCTCCCAGAAAAGCGAAGTCGACGTCAGTAGGAATGGAGAGGTAGCCGGCCGCCCCACTCTCACGCAGCAGCTTTTCCATGGTCTTCCGGCTAGCCTCGTTGTCGGTCTTGGCTACCCGCATAGGAATGCCGTTGATCTGGTTGAACTCGGCCCAGAAACCCCAGTTGCCCCGCTTCAGGATACCGTAGTAGGCCACCTTCTGCAGCAGCCCGAGCGTCTCCTTGCCACCCACCTCGATGATGGCGTCGTGGTCGCGGTAGTCGACGCCCTCGGTATCGTAGGGGTGCTTTACTACCAAGCCCCAGCGGGGTTTGACGTGGGCACGGTTGATCAGGTAAGTGCGGCCGGGTTCATCCTCCCCCGGCCCCGGCCAGTAGAGTTCGATCAGGGAGTGGCCGTAGAACTTGGCGTCCACGATGTGGCCGAGCAGTTCCTGGAAGAAGGACCGTCCGGCCAGCGCGGTCACCTCATCGTTGATGGTGCCGTTTTGGCGCTGAAAGACCAGCTGGCGATTCATGATCCGATCGCGGCGTTTCTGCATCGATGCCGAGACCACCGCGTCGAGCACGATGTCCTCGTACAAGTTCATCAGGTCGTAGCGGTTCTGCAGCAGGTTCTCGGCGTTCTGTATGGCCTGCCGCCACTTGCGCACGTCGACGTGCAGCCGCTCGATCGTACCTACCGAGGGGTAGTTGTTGATGACTTTCTTTCCCCCCTTGACCTTTTCGACGATCGAGTCCCAGGCTTCCTTAATCTTTCCCATCAGTAGGTATTGTTTAGCCGGTCGAGGGAGCCGAAGAGGATCTCGCTCTGGACGGTGGTTTCCCGGCGGGGCAGATCGGGGTAGATTTTCCCGGTAGCCGCGTCCTTCAGCCAGCGCATGGCCCGATCGTAGCGGCGAATGCGATCCTCGGTATTCTGCCCGGCCTGGACGCTGGCAATTAGATCGTAAAGGGTAATGTCAGCCACGTAGCGCACGAGCAGGTTGTGGCGCCCTGAGCCGGTTGCGCCGAAGATCAGCTCGGTGTCGAAGCTGTCGTGGAGGAACGCCTTGACCTCAGCCGTAGCCGCGTCGATGGCGGCCTCGATCAGGGTCTGGTCGTTCGACACGATGTGGTTGAGCTCGTGCTCGTGGATGCGGCCGTGGAGGTCGCTGATGGTGATATAAGCCATTAGTAGTGGTAGGAGCCCAGCCGCCGGCCTCCGGCGTAGCCAGTGACCTGCAGGAGTTTCTGCTTGATGTAAGAGACGCCCCCCTCACAGGCGTCCGGTCCGTCGTCGTGCGCCCGCCCGCCAGGTTCGAGCGCCTTGAATTGTTCTTCCATGCGCAGCATGTGGGGGTTGTTGCGCTCGGCCTCGTTGAAGATCCACCGTCCTTGCCGGTTCAGGGGTTCCAGCGTGGCCTCGATGCGGGTGAACTTGTCGGTCTTGCGCCGGTCGTCGGCCGCGATGCTGATCGTACGGCCCCGGGCCTTTTCTACGGTGCGCAGTTCCGGCAGGAATATCTTCTCATAGTAGGTCCGTTGTAGGCTCCCTTCCTCCACCCGGTTGTAGATGGTAGAGGCACCGGCCACCAGGTCTTCGTGGTCGAAAAACCAGTTGATCATCTGGGCCGTAGTGGTCTGCTTGAGCTTACAATTGATCAGGTAGTACTTGCCGTCCAGCTCTCCGATCAGTGCCAGGGCCTTGAAGTCGTTCTTGCGGCTGTCGCGGTAGCTGGGGTCACAATAGTTGATCAGGAAGCGGAACTTGGTCAGCTTCGGCACTGGGCCCCAGGTGATGTCCTTGAAGACCGCCCCCTCGTTGATCGGATTATTGAAGTACTCCTTCTGCGCGCTGGCGTAGGAGATCTTCGAGATCATGTAGTCGGCCTGCTTGCGGGTGTAGCGCTCCTTCCACATGGGTTCGCCCTCGGCATCGAGCAGATCGACCTGAAGTTTGAAGTCCGCCTTCTCCCAGGCACGGGTGATACAGGTATCCTTACCGATGCGGTTGCCTAGCCCGATAAATCGCTTGGTTGCGGTGATCGACATGGTGGGGAACAGTGCCTGCTCGATCCAGTTCCACTTCTTCTTAATGCTGGCCGGGTTGCGTGCCTCGATGTCCGTATCGATGTCGTCGAAGGCAATGATGTCCGGCCGCTTTTCCTGGGCCCGACTACCCCGCGGACTCTGCTCGGCACCGATACAGCGCATGCTGAAGCCGGTGCGCGTCACCCAGCGACCCTTTTCCCACTGACCGATGCTCTTCTGCTCGCCGAAGTCGGCAATGATGCGCTGGTTATTCTCCAGGTTCAGGATGAAGGGCATCATCAGGTCCACGGCCGCATCGAAGCTACTACTGACGAATAGTAGATTATGGACCCGCTCGGTGATGTAGAGGTAGAAGAGCAGGAACATGAACAGGGCCGACTTGCCGTGCTCGCGGGCAAACATGAGTACGGCGTAGATGGCGTTGTTATCGTTCTGGTCGGCGGCGATGATGGCCCGGGCGGCGCGCTTATGGAACCAGGCGAACTCCGCACTGGCGTACTCCGGGAAGTAGTGCTTCGTGCAGGCAATCCAGTCTTTCTTCAACCGTGCGATTCGGCGCTCCTTCGCTACGGGGTTTTCCGGAGGAAGGGGCTTGAGACGGCGCAGGTTAGCCACGAACGCATCCCAGTCTTTTTGGGCCTGGCGTGGGGTCATTGCTCCAGCGTTATTAGGTAGGCGTTCTGCAGTTCGACAAACTCCTTGGCCTTGTCCGCATCGAGCTGAGCAAGCCACTCCAGGAAGCCCTTAAAAACCGCCATCGCGTCGACGGGTGTGAGGCCTCCCTGTAGTTCCTTTATGTCCTTCCGCAGCTGGGAGCGGGCGTCGGCTTCTGCCTTGGTGGCAAAGGGGCTAGCCTCGCGGTCGTGAATGGCCTTATTCATCGCGGCCAGTTCCTCCCACATAGTACGAAGCTGTTCATGGCGGGTTTTCTGCTGTAGATCGCGGTGCAGATCCCAGTTATCCTTCTTACGCCAGTTGGTGACCGTATTGGGAGAGACTTCCAGGCGGGCGGCGATGTCCTTAAGGAGCATTTCCGGGTGCTGGATATAGAGTAGGCGGGCGAGTTCGCGCTTAGCGGTGCTCTTCATTGAGAGCCAAAACTATGTTGGCGGGCAGGCCCATGTTCGATTCCACTGCCAGGGTGGAGGCGCTGACTATCAGGCTGGTAGCTAAAGTTGCAGGGGGCGGGGACGCAGGTGCATAATTGCAGCAGAAGCAATCGCACTTAGTGAGGGAACTACTCGTATCGGATGAATCTCTGAATAGCTACAACCTTCGGGTACGTACAAGTGGAGGAGACCTATCGAGGTTCGAAAAGAACCCCATTATGTTGTTCAACCACCACCGAGCGGTGCGTGGTAAAGAGGACGATATTCTGCCCATCGGCACGTGGAAAGGTCTGCGGATCGACGGGGTGGACATTTACCTGACGCCAGTATTCGATGATGTCGACGACTTCGCTAAGCGGATTGCCGGCAAGTTCGAGCGTAAGGTTATCCGGTCGGCTAGCATTGGTATCCGGGTACTTGCCATGGAGAAAGAGGGTGTAGATGAGCACGGTAATGCCATCTACGTAATCACCAAGTGGCAACTTCTGGAAGTCAGCATTGTCGACATCCCCTCCAATGAGAACGCGATTGCCTTCTACGACGAGGATGATGAGCCCATCGAGCTGTCCGCCGTCATCACCAAATTCGGACTGGGGGCCGGTAAGCCACCACTCCCTTCAACTACGCAAACCATTTCTGATCCAATGATCCAGATCGATCCCAGCACCCTGGGCCTTTCCGCCACGGCTACCGCGGCCGACATCACCGCCAAGTTCGTCAAGCTCGAAGCCGAGAATACGAATCTGAAGGGCCAGGTGAAGGACTACAAAGACCAGGAGATCACCCGGCTGAAGGCCAGTGACGAGGTCGTCGTAGACCAAGCCATCAAGGATCGGAAGATCCACAAGGCCGCCCGCGCCAAGTACCTCACCTTGATGACCCTCGATCGGAAGGTGACCACCGAGCTGCTCGACGAGATGCAGCCCATGGTCAAGCTCTCCGACATCCCCAAGGATGAGGACAAAAGCAAAGTCGGCCTGGTGGACGGCAAGTTCAACGGTAAGACCTACCTGGAACTGGCCGCCGAGGAGCCCGCCGAGCTGGCCCGCCTGGAGAAGGAGGAGCCCGACGTCTACCAGGCGCTGCGGACCGCCGAATTCGGCAGCGAAGCCTAACCGAGTCACGAACGAAGAGGGGAGCCCACGCCCGAGGACCTTTTCCAACGCGACAAAAATCTAGTTAATGCCCATCGGCTTAGAAGTTGTAGCCTGGCAGCGCCTGATCAAGGGAGAGCTGTTCAAAGACAACGCCTTCCTCAATACCGCCACCAAGACGGACCAGTACGTCAACCACAAGACGGTGGTCATTCCGCAGAGCGGCGCCGCCAGCAACGTGGAGGTCAACCGGAGCGTGTACCCCGCCACCGCTACCCGGCGGACGGATACCGACATCACCTACGATGTCAAGGAGTACACCACCGACCCGCGCCACATCACCGATAAGGAGATGAAGGAGCTGAGTTACGCCAAGATGCAGGACATGGTCCGGCAGGACATGGCAACGCTCAAGGAGACCGTGGCCGACGATGTCATCTACGAGTGGGCGGTCAACGCAGCCGCGGCGCATAAGGTGGCCAGCACCGGGGCGGCCAGCCAGGCTACTGCCGATGGAGCTACCGGTAATCGATTGATTGCCAGCCGCGCTGATCTGCGGAAGCTCCGGTTGCTATTCAACCTGCAGAACCTTCCGCAGGAGGGCCGCCACATCATTCTTCCCTCCAATCAGCTAGATCAACTGCTTTCGGATAAGGAGTTGGAACAGATCTATCACCAACAGATCACCAACGTGAGGGAGGGTCAGCTGCCCCGGCTGTACGGATTCCAAATTCACGAGCGCAGCCGCGTACTCACGCTGAATGGCAGCCAGACCATAATGGCCCGCGGAGCTGCCAACAGCGCCGCCGACACCGAGGCCGCCATCGCCTACCACAGCACCACCGTAGAGCGGGCCCTGGGCGAGATCAAAGCCTTCATGAGCATGAACGATCCGCAGTACTACGGCCACCTCTACAGCTCGCTGACCCGAATGGGCGCCCGGGCTAACCGGGAGGACGGCAAGGGCGTGGCGATCCTCTACAACGCCGCTGCGGCCTAAACGCAAATCATTACCGGGCGGGACTGGTAGGCAATTAGTCCCGCCCTACTTCACCAGTCACCATGTCGAAGTTCAACACCGTTTTCGCTTCTCACCCCGACTGCCGGGAAATCTATGAGGTCCAGGGGCAGCCCTTTCTGACCCAGGAGACCGCCGACGCCCACAGCCGCTATCTGGGCGGTGCGAAGATCGAACGCCACCAGCGGCCCGAATCCACCGAGGATCAGGCCAAACGCAAGCGGTTCGTCGATCACCTACAGACCCAGGCAACCAAGCTCGGACTTCGGCTGACCGCTGCAGAAGGCGAGGATGAGCGTAACCAACTCAAGGCACGTATTCAGGCACTGAAGGTCAAGATCGGTCTGGTGACCTCCGGCGAGCTAGCCCCCGAAGAGGATTAGCCCGACCAAGACGGTAGCACCGCCCTACCCAGCACCATTTCTTCAAATCAAAAATTCACACCCGTGAAGTTCCCGTACATCATTTTCACCCTCCTGGTCCTCTGCTTCGTCGGGGGTGCCGACATCACCGCCGCCTCCTTCGATGAGGGCAGCGACTATACCCAGAATCTGCTACAGGATCAAGCCGGTCCCGGTACCGCAGCCGATCAGGTCGAGCAGGAATTCCCCGAGAGCACCGAGGACGGTATCGAGGTCGACGGCATCCCCGCACCGCCCGTAGCCGAGGCCAGTTGGCTGACCTGGTTCTGGGATAACAGCGACAACATTCTCGGCATCATCGGCGCCCTCATGGCGCTCTTGGCCATCATCGTCCGACTTACGCCGACCAAACGGGACGACATCTGGTACGCCTGGCTGAATGCTGTGATTCCGAACAACAAGAAAGGGGGCGGTAAACACCCCTAAGAGCTCGGCGCGTGGGTGTCTGGCGGACTACGTGAATGTGATGAAGTCAGACATCCCCCACGCCGAATTTAATCCACATCGCGCGGTGGAGCAGCGGCAGCTCGCGGGGCTCATTACCCCGAGGTCGCAGGTTCGAATCCTGCCCGCGCTACATAAAAGTGGCCCACTAGAGGGCAGTACAGTGAGCGGCCTGGGGCGGCGGCAATCCGGCCGCCGCCCACCCGTCGCCACCTTAAATCTTTGCACCTGCGGCCCCGCCCGCAACAACTCGTTTCAGTGCTTCCAAAGATTAACATAGAGCTAGGACAGGGTGGTCTCGGCCTCTCGATCCCCACCGATGACGCCTTATCCGGCATGATCCTGCAAGGCCCGGCCCCTGCCTCTCTACCTCTTTCCGAGCCCAAGCTGATCACCAGTCTGGCAGACGCTGAGGATCTCGGTATCACCGCTGACTACGACACCGACAACGGACTGACGGCCCACGAGGCAATCAAGCAGTTCTACGCTGGAGCCGGAACGGGTAAGCGACTGTGGATCATGGTCGTCAGCCAGGCCGTGGCCATGACCACCATGCTGGATCAAGATGAAGACTACGCCGTCAAGCTGCTCGATGCCGCCGCCGGTGCCATCCGCATGCTCACCGTAGTGCGCGATCCGGCCGCCGGCTACGCGCCCACTATTACCGGTAGCATTGACGAGGACGTGACCAATGCCATCACCACGGGACAGGCACTGGCCGAGGCATACGCCGCCGACTACAAGCCCCTCCGGGTAATCCTGCCGGCCTACGGCTACGACGGGGACGCAGGAACGCTGGTCGACCTCAAGCAGCGCAGCGATAACCGGGTCGCCGTAGTTTTGGGCGGCACGGCATCGGCTGGTAAGGCAGCGGTAGGAGTCTTGCTGGGGCGCTTGGCAGCTGACCCGGTACAGCGCAATCCGGGCCGGGTCAAATCCGATGCCCTTCCAATCCTTAAGGCCTATATCGGCAGCGAAACGGTAGAAGCCGCTGGGGGTGACGTGGGTGTCATCCACGACAAGGGCTTCATCACGCTACGCAAGCACACCGGCCTGAGCGGCTACTTCTTCACGGACGACCCCACGGCAACCAAGGCCACGGACGATTACTCCAGCCTGGCCCGCGGGCGGGTGATCGATAAGGCCATCTTTATCACTTACCGCACTTACGTCCAGGAACTGCTCGACGAGATATTGGTCAACGCCACCACGGGGCGGATCTCGGTAGCCCAGTCGAAGTACCTGCAGCAGCGGATCACCTCGGCGATCAACACGGCGATGACCGCCACCGGCGAGATCGTTGCGGTCGAGGCCCAGGTCGACCCGACGCAGAATATCCTGAGTACTGGCAAAATCTGCGTGGACCTGCGCATCACCCCCTATTCCTACGCCCGCACCATCGAGGTTACGCTGGGCTTCACCAATCCGGCTAACAGCTAAGCAATGGCTTCAGAGTATCAGTGGAAGGACATCAGCGTCGTCATTCTCGGGCGCACCATCGAGGGGATCGTGGATGTTTCCTATAAGGATTCCGAGGAGCTAGAATACGTCCGGGGACGGGGCGATAAGCCGCTGGCCATCGTCAGCGGTAACTTCTCCTGCGAGGGAAAGATCACGCTGTTGCAGTCGGAGCTGATGGCGTTGCGTGACGTGGCCCGCAAAGCCGGTAAGCGGCTGACGGAGATATCCTTCGACATCACCCACTCCTACGAAAACGCGGAGGGAGTGGCTACCACCGACCAAGTCATCGGGGCCCGCGTGAAAGAGACCGAGCAAAAGATTGCCCAGGGCGACAAGTTCCAGAAGGTCGACTTGCCCTACATGGCACTGGATATCCGATACAATGTCTGACGAAGAATTATATGGGGTTTTAAGGTGAATGTTTCAGGGCCGGTACCCACGGTATCGGCCCTGCCTTTAACCCTTCATTACTGATCATTTAAACGCCGAGATTGTGAGTGTTCAAGAGCTACTACAGGACAAAATTGAGGAGCTGAAGGCGGAGGGCAAACGGCTCTTCGAGGTGCAGTTCGAGGACGGTAAGACGTGCGTGCTCGCCTATCCCACGCGCAAGCAGTTCAAACTGATTATGTCGAAAGGAAAGAACGGGCCGGTCATTATGGTCGATGCCCTGGTGAAGAACTGCTACGTCGGCGGTGAGGTCACCCAGGCCGAATTCTTCGACGAGATCAACACCGACTACATGGCCCAGCTGAGTGCCTCGATCGACGAAATCCTCAACTTCCAGAAGGTCGCCATAAAAAAGCTCTAGCCGATGCTGGAGTACCGGAGGATCACCAGGAAAACTCGGTAGTCCTCATCGACACGGTACTACAGTATCACCTTAGCCTACCCGCTCCGGACGAACTGGAGACCTGGGAGTGGGCCGAGAAGTACGCCATCCTCCTCGAACTACTGAAAGCAGAACGCGAAGCGTGAACTGGGTATATTCCATAGCATTTGACCTGGCCGGCATCGGCCGGGTAAGCCAAGCCGAAGAGGCCGTGGAGCGGCTCGATAGTGCGGTGGGTCAGGCCGGCGGCCAGGCCGTAGAAACGGGGGATAAGCTCGAAAACATGGGCAAGCGAGGCAAGTCCAGCTTCGATAAGCTGTGGTCATCGGCAAAGCGATACCTCGGCATGGCCGCGGTGGTAGCGACCACCTTAACCTCGCTCAATGCCAGCGCGCAGTTCGACGCTCAGAACATTGCCATCGATTTCGCTACCGGCGGTAACGGGGCGGAGAACGTAGCATTCGTTACCGAACTGTCCGATCGGCTGGGATTGAGCCTGCAGGCCAGCCGGGAGGGCTACAAGCAGTTTGCGGCAGCCACCCGGGATACGCCGCTGCAGGGGCAGGCTACCAACGACATTTATGAGGGAGTGGCCCTAGCCGGCGGCGCGATGCGCCTTTCCGCGGAACAAATGCAGGGCGCCTATCTCGCCCTCGGGCAGATCCAAAGTAAGGGGCGGGTGCAAGCGGAAGAACTACGGGGGCAGCTCGGTGAGCGCATTCCGGGGGCTTTCAAGATTGCGGCCGATGCGATGGGTGTCACCCAGGCTGAACTAAACAAGATGCTGGAAGGTGGCAAATTAGCTAGCGAGGACTTCCTGCCGAAGTTCGGCGCGCAGCTGAAGAAGGTGTTTGGGGAGGATGCCATGGCAGTAGCCCAGGGCCCAGCTGCGGCGATGGAGCGATTCACCAGCAGCGTATACAAATTACAGGTTGCCTTCGGCACCTACCTGCTGCCCACCATGACGGTGCTCATCAACGATGTGCTGTTGCCGCTCACCACCTATTTGGCTCAGAATATCGATATGTTCTCGACCATGGCTATCGTTGTTGGGGTAGCCTGGGTAGCCGTCCAGGTCTATAATGGTTACCTGGCACTCGCTGCATTCTGGACATCGAGCCTGACGATAAAGCAGTGGCTATTGAACTCAGCTCTATTCGCTAATCCTATCGGGTTGGTGATTGCAGCGATTGCGGCTATGGTACTCGGCATCGTCTACGCCTGGAACAAGATGGAGGGTTTCCGCGGGTTCCTATTCGGTCTCTGGTCGGCACTCAAGGAACTGGGGTCGATCATCTACGACTACATGATCGCGCCCTTCCTCAGCCTGGGGAAGGTGATGATCGGTGTATTCACCTTCGACACCGACATGATCCGCTCTGGTTTGCAGGACGGCATCGATCTGGCAACGAAGATGGCCGGCGACCCCGGGGTGGGTACCCGCATCGCGGATGCCTTCAGTCAGGGCACACAAAAGGGACTGGCGTCTTTCCGGGCCGATCAGAACGCGAAGGGGGGCGGGATCCTCGATAGCCTGTTTCCCCAGGCAAGCGGAGCCGGGCAGCCGGGAGGACCACCCAGCGGGGGAGGGGACGGCAGTGGCAATAGTGCCGGCGGCGGTGGTCGCTCAGGATTGAGCGGCGTGACCGGACGGGGGCAGTCGAAGAATATCACCATCAACCTCGGCAGCCTGGTCGAGGAGGTCCGCATCCAGGCGGCTACCAACGATCAATCGTTCGATGAGCTGGAGGACCGCCTGACGCGGAGCCTGCTGCAAATACTGAATTCGGCAAACTCCACACAGTAATGGCCGACTTCAGCTACGACAGCCTGTTTCGGCGTGCCTTCGGTTTGGACCGGGGTAAGCCGTTTGCCGCCCCGGCCGAGCCGAAAGCGGCTTCGGTGCCTGAGTATACCTATGAGGGGAAGACCGATACGGACGAGGGGACGGAGTTCGTCAGCGTCCGTAACGCCCTCAACGCCCGCACCGCCGCCGGGCAGGTGATCTTCATGCCGATCGCGATTGGTGGGCTGCTGCTACCGAACGAGCCAAGCATCAGCTTTAGCCGCCATAAGCACATAGTCAGTACCCGTATGGTCGGCTCGCGCGTGGAGGGCGACGTGAAGGAACTGATCAGTCTGGGGGACTGGAAGATCACCATCCGCGGGGTAGCCGTGAATGAGGCCAGTACGCAGTTCTATCCGGAGGATGCCGTGCGCGAGCTGAATCAGCTAGCAGCACGGCCGGAGGCACTCGATGTCGACTGTGCCTTGACTTCGCTGCTGGGCATCTACAGCCTGGTGATCACCGAGATCAGCTTCGTCGAAATGGTCGGTATCCAGCATGCGCAGGGCTACGAGCTCAAGTGTGTCTCCGATCGGGACTTCACCCTCATAATCAACTAGGATGTACGTAGTAGGCATCGAGGTAACGATTGGGGGAAAGCGCTTTGAGCGCATCCATGCGGTAGAGATCGAGGAGAGCATCGATATGGTCGGCAAGACGTGTGTGCTGCAGGTGCCCACTACTGCACGGCTGGAACGGGTCGACTACGTGACCGAAGTGGAGACCGCTAAGGAGTTCCACACGGGGGACGAGGTGGTGGTCCGCATGGGCTACGATGGCCAGCTGGTGGAGGAGTTTCGCGGCTTCGTACGGCGTATCGCGCCCGGCACCCCCCTGGAGCTGGAATGTGAGGATCTGGTCTACGTGTTGAACCGCAAGCGGCTGCAGCAAGCATTTCGGAACACAACGCTGGAGGGCCTACTTGCCTTCATTCTTGCCGACACGGGCATCGAGCTAGCCACCGAGGTACCCGCAATCAACTTTACCATCTTCAGTTTCCAAAACGTCACCGCGGCGGCTGCCCTAAAGAAGCTGGCCGGCGACTACGGACTCCGGATATACTTCAGTAGCTACGGCCAGCTGGTTGTTGGTCTAGCGAGTACCACGGACGGTACGGTAGTCACCTACGTCTACGGGCGCAACGTGATTAAGCACAGCCTGGAGTGGGTCGATGAGGACGACGTACAGTTGAAGGTGAAGGCCGTCAGTGTGAGCCGCGACAACGTGTTCACGAAGGAGGAGGTAGGTGATCCGGAGGGGGAGGTACGCACCATTTTCTTCTATGATCTGGCTGACGGCGAAGACCTAGGGGAGCGCGCTTTGCAGGAACTCACCAAGTACAAGTATTCCGGCTATCGGGGTAAGCTGACCGGTTTCCTAATGCCCATTTGCCGCATCGGCAATACGGTGCGCTACCGGGACGACAATTTCGCTAATCGCGAAGGCGACTACCTGGTCGAGTCGGTCAAGACCAATCTATCCACCTCCGGCGGGCGTCGTTCCGTCACGCTGGGCCTGAAACTGAGCGCATGAGGGGGATAGAGCAGGCTCTAAGTGAATTCGTACGCCAGCGGCGCGGCGACGGCATGATACCGGCTACGGTGCTGAGCGTCGATCGGGAGAATTTCGTCTTCGACTGTGAGGACGGTGACGGCAGTCCCTACCTCGACGTACGGATGAACGCCACCACAGGTAGCGACGGCCTGATCGCGGTGCCGGCGGTAGGCAGTTCCGTCATCATCACCGACCTGGGGAACCAGGGTAAGGCCTGGGTGATGCTCTGCGCTGGAACGATTACGGATCTCTACCTCGTTACTACGAACCAAGTGACGATCCACCTGAACGAGCAGAGCATGCAACTCGGGGGTGGTCAGCAAGTTGAGGGCGCGGTACTCGGTGCTACCCTGAATCAGCATTTAAGCGAGCTATTAACGGCCTTTGAGGGGCTGTTAATTGGCCTGCAGGCATTTGCTGCCGCCAACCAGGGGGCATCCGCCGGGGCGCTTCAGCCGCTTGCACCTGCGTATACCGGCCTGCTTTCTGCGATCACGCCACTGCCAGCTCAGCTTGCCCTCCTGCGTCCCAAGCTTCCCACCCATCTATCCACCACCGTAACCCTGACCAAGTGATAGATCTGCTGCTGGATGATGCGTTTGACTTGGCTGTTGAGGCTGGGGACCTGGTGGTAGGGCAAAGCACCCAGCAGCACCAGAACCTCCTGCTACTGCTCTCGAAGGGAGAGCTCAGGCATTTTCCCTTGACTGGCGTTGGTATCCGATCCTATATGCTTGATGACGGGTCGATAGGCATCGCTAACGGAGCCATCAAACGGGAGTTTGAAGCGGATGGAATGGTGGTGCAGCGAGTCCAAAACCGGGCTGGTGGCCTACAAATCGTAGCGAGCTATGCGTAGTGCTACCGTACAAGCCGGGCAAACGCTACTCGATGTGACTATTCAGTCGGTCGGTTCGGCGGAAGCGGTCTTTGCGGTCGCGGCGCTCAACGGTCTGCCCGTGACGGCAGAGCTGGTTGCGGGGCGAGCGCTCCAGCTGCCAGATGAGCTGGCCGACAAACGGGTAGTAACGCAATACCAGCGGCAGCGGCTGGCCCCGGCCGCCAACATTACGGGCGATGGCCAGGGCATCGGCTACTGGACCATTGAACAAGACTTCATCGTATCGTAATGGCTCGGACAATCGCAGAGATCCAGGAGGCCATGGTGGCCGACATCCGCAGCCGCGAGGGGCTGGAAGGGCTTACGTCCACTTCCTCGACCGCCCTCTACGTGCTGATCACCTACGTGGTGGCCGTGGCGATCGCCGCAGGGGAGAACATTCAAGACCTCGCCCGCCGGCAACTGCGGGAGGATCTGGCCAGGCTGAAGCCGCACAGCCTTCGCTGGTACAAGGAGATTGCTCTGGCCTACCGCAAGGGTGTGGCGATCGACGATGCCACGGCCAGTTATCCAGATCCCAAGGACGACGATAACCTGGTCGCGCAGCGGGTAGTCCTGCACGCCAGCGTACGCGCTGCCGGCAGCATACTGCAAATACGGGTGGCCAAGAAGTACATCGACCCCCTGAGCGTGCCGGAGCTCAACGCCTTTCGCAGCTACCTGGAGGAGGTGAAGGATGCCGGGGTGGAACTGGAGGTGAGCAGCCGCCCAGCCGATCGGCTACGGGCTACGCTCGATGTCTACTACGATCCCCAGGTACTTGACGGAGCCGGGCGGCGACTGGACGGCACAAAGGACATTGTAGTCGCCTCGGCGGTCATCGACTACACCGAGAACCTTCTCATTGACGGCCGCTTCACCCGCACCGGCCTGGTCGACCGACTGCAGCAGGCCGAGGGGGTACAATTGATCACCATCCAGACCCTGGAAATCGCCCCAGATGGGGAAGCCTACGTGGGTGCTGCGGAGATCTACGAGCCGGCCAGCGGCTTCGTGCGCCTGTACTCCCGGTCGGATCTCAACGTGAACTACATCCCCCTTAGCGATGGATAGCGTCTACGGCATTGACTTCCGGCGGCTGGTGAGGGACCTAGTGCCGGCGGTACTCCGGAAGGAGCGCCTACTGGCGTTCCTGGACGCGCTCGTGAAGCCCGTACAGGGCCTGCACGCGACGTTCCTGCAGGCGCGTAACGCGGTTTACGCCGAACTGCCGATTTCACCGCAGGTCTGCGTTTTGCGCTACCACCTGAACGAGCGCTGGGACCGTCTGCAGCGGCGCATCCGGATCCTCGATGGTCAGGACGGGGAGGGGCCCCGGCTCTACACCGAAGCGGAGGGGAATCCCCTCTTCCTGCCCCTCACTCTCGAAGCTTCCCGGGTCGACTTCCTGGTGGAGATCCCCACCGAGCTGCGGGGCTATTCCCGGGTCATTCGCGCCTTTCTCGATCGCCACAAGCTCCCCACGAAGAGCTACACAATCTCCTACGTATGAAGCGAATAGACTTTCTGACCAACCCCTCGGGGTTCCGGGTCCACGCGGACAAGGTCTTCCACTACATGCAGCAGACCTACCAGGAGGGCATGAAGGCCCTGGCAAACCTGGCCGGCCCGAACTGCATCGTATCGGGCTGTATTGTGTCCGGGCAGGCGGTAGGACCCGGCTGGCTGCACCTCAACGGGGAGCTGGTGCGCTTCGTCGGTGGCTCGCTGGCCACCTCTACACGCATCCAGATCACGGAGACCGCCATTACGGCCGAGAACGCCAATGGGCAGCCGGTGGACCGCTACTTCGACCGGACGGCTACATTGGCTGTCTCCGGAACGACCGAATTTACCAACCTTCGCCGGGCGGGGGACCTGCTGTCGCTGCAGCAGCGGGCGGCCAGCCTGGTCAATTTTGAGCCGGCCGTAATCGTGTCGGGCTGCACGGTGTCCGGCGTGACCGGCAAC